GTCATGTGGATGCCGCCTTCTTTGCAGCGCGCCGGATAGCGCGGTCGATCGCCTTCTCGTACTCGGTGACGAAGGTGCTCGTTACCTGGCTGATGCTGTCGGCCAGCGCTGGGCGCATGAACGGAACAGCCGCCATCTTCTCGGTACCGAACTCGATGAGACGCCAGTGCGGGGTCGGGGAGTTCGGGCTGAGGTCGCCACCGTTCTTCAGCACCGCACCGTGCAGCACGCCGATCCGGAAGCCAAGGTCGCCGGTCTGCTTGAACAACTTGCCATTCCAGCGCAGCGCGATGTTGTCAGCGATCGAGCGTCCAGTCTCCTTGTCGTCGATGCGCTCGGCGCGATCCTTGGCGTTCTGCACCACCACCTGGGCGGCCTTGCGCAGCGCGGCCCGCCCGCCCTTGCGCTTGACGTCGTAAGCGACCGCGTCGAGCTTGCCGAGTAGGTTGTCCAGGCCGGTGATGGAAAACTCGACACCGTCAGCCATCCTTCACCCCCTTCTCGACCAGGATCGTCAGATAGTCGAGCCCTGATTTGGCGTCAGCCAGAGGCGGGCCGACGATGCTGTACACCTCGCCGCGGTACAGGATGCGCATCGTCGGCAGAACCCCTGGGCGGTACCGGATCACCATCCTGCCCGTGGCCTGGGCCTGGCCGGCCTGCGCCGCAATGAAATCCCGTGCGGAAAGGTCCTCGACGCTCGCCGGGCATTTGGCCCAGCGGGTGACCCATTCCGGCTCGCCGAACTCCAAAGTGATAGGGTCACGTACCGGCACCAGTTCCTGAACATCAATGCGGTGCCGGAGCTTGCCGGCCAGCATCACACACCCATCCGGATGCGGTACGGCATCAACAGGTGCTGGGACGAAAGCGGCAGTTCGGTGGCTATGGTGCCGGTGACCACCTCCTCCCGGTTGGCGAACAGATGGCCAAGTTTGAGCAAGCAAGCAGCCTGGATCGCGGGGTTGATCACCATGCCGTAGGCGATGGCGTCGGCCTGATCGTAGGCGTCGGCCAGCGCCTGACGGGCGTGGTCGAGCAGGCGACAGCGCAGAGTGTGGTCCTGCTCCTGCTCGGCAGCTGCTACCGACGCGGCGTTGGCCTCCTTGGCCGCCAGCATTGCCGCTGGCACGCCAGCTCGCGCCTGGTCGAGTCCAACTTGATCCAGGTAGAACCGGCGATTCAGGAAGTTCATCGCAGCACCCTCGGCCGCGTCGAGTTGGGCCTGGACCAGCGCCTGGTCCTCTGGCTCGGCCAGCAGGTGATGCATGGCCAAGTCGATAGCAATTACGGACATGGCTTACTCCTGCGCCGGCTTGGCCTCAGCAACCAGGCGATCCAGTTCCTTCTGGGCGTCAGCCTTGTTGCCCACGAACTCGCCAACCTGCTTCTCGTCCTCGCCGATGATGATCCACTTACCGTGGCCTTCCTGCTTGAGGCTGAGCGCACGAGTTGCCGCAGGCGGTGGTGGTGGTGGGTTGTTCTGATCCTTGTTGTCAGGATCGGGAGCCATCTTGTTGTCCGGCGTTGGCGCGCTCTTTTCCCGGTAGTCCTTGATCAGACCGTTACGCAGCAGATCCTGGGCGCGCAGTTCGGAGACAGTGATCTCGCGATCCCGCTTGACGTAGGAGTTGCAGTTGATGAATCCCTTGGTCGTTACGACGGTGATATCTGGCATGTGCGGTAACGCCCGGTTTCCCGGGCGCGCTCCTGGTCTGATTATGGGGTGGCTTGGAATTCGCCGTGGACGAAGGACTCGGGACGGTACACCGCCATCGCCAGACGCTCCTCAGCACGGATGGTGACCATGTTGGTGCGGAAGTTGTCGCCGTCCTCGGTGGACACCTCGACAGCAGCTTCTTCACGGTCGAATACCTGGGCCGCGATGTTCATCGCGCCAACCAGGAACTCGCCTTCCGGTACCGCGTTGCTGTCCACAACAGGCAGCTTCCACAGGCGCTGCACGCCGCCCTCCTGGACGTTCACCCAGATGTAGGAGCCGTTGGCGTCCTTGGTCAGTTCGATGTCGGCCCAGTCGGCCGGGTTCAGGGCGATGGCCGAGGCGCGATACTCGGCGATACGGACCTGCAGGATGGCGCGGCGCAGGGTGTCGATCTTGGTGTCGCCAGTCTTGCGCAGAGCGTTGTTGAAGGCGGTTGCCTGAGGAATCAGGCCCAACAGGTTCTGGCCGGTGCCGTCGCCCGCCAGGATTTGCTCCTCTTCCTTGTACTTCAGGCCGTAGATGGCGCGACCGTTGATGTAGCTCTGCAAGAGCGGGATATCGGCCAGGACCTGCTTGGAGGCGCGGAACCAGTGGGCGATGGTGCGTACCGGGGTGTCCTTCAGCTCGAAGGACAGGTCCGACTGGGCCTTGGCCGCGCCTTCGCCAGCCTGCGGGGCGGCCATGTTCTGGAAGCCGCTCTCGCGCACATACTCGACCGAGTTCGAGGAGGTGCGGCCGGGCATGATCAGGTCGCGGATGGTGAACTCACGCTCGGGCCCAACAATGATGCCTGGGAGGCGGGTCGGCTGGATGCCGGCGCCGACGCCGCCGGTACCAGTCGTGGCGCTGGTGATGTTGGTCACCGCCTTGCGGCCGATGCGTGCGATACCGCGACCACGGGTCTGCAGGTTCTGGAAGTCCTCCGACTCGGACAGCTCTTCACCGGCGGACTTCGCTTCGACCGGATCGTTGGCGGCGAAGCGGCGGGCCATCTTCTGTTCGAGCTCCTGCAGGCGGTCCTGCAGGCCGAGGCCGTCCTTCACCAGGCCGTCGAGAACGGTCTTGGTGTCCGCGAGGATGGTGCCGTGTTCCTTGATCTCGGCGGCGGCCTTGGTGGCGAAAGCCTTGATCTCCTGATCACGCTGGTCGAGCAGGTCGTTGACCGCCTTCAACTGGATCTTGTCGTCGGCGTGCTCCTTGCGTTGGAACTGGCGGTGTTCGGAGCGAGCCTGGTTGCTCATGGCGTTATGCATGGTGATTCCTCAAAACGAAGGGAGGGAAAGTGCCGGGCGCGCCTTCAGCGCCTCAGCGATTTCAATTGCTGCCAGGTCGCCCTCGGACTCGCTCCGGAGCAGGTGCTGCAGCCCGCGGTTGGCAATCACCGCCGACTGAGTTTTCGAGAAGCCTGCCTCGCGCAGGAGCAACTCAAATTCGGGCATCGAAGGCAGGCCGCCGTGGGCGAGCTTCGACTTGATGGTGTCGGTGCGGGCCTCGTCGTTAGCCGGCACGGTGACGATGGAGATCTCGATCAGGTCGAGCTTCGTCAGAGTTCGAATCCGAGTCTTCTCGTCGAAGCTGGATTCGCGCACGTAGTAGCCGATCGACAAGCCGGTGATCGAACGGGTTTGCATGCCTCGGTAGGCAATGCGGGCGTATGGGGCATCCTCCAGCCAGAGCTCACCGGCGCCGAACAGACCGCGCTCGTCCTCCTTCAGGGTGGCGATATCCCAGCTGCCGATCGGCTCGCCGGTACGGTGCTGCCAGAGCACGGGAAAGGTGCGGCCCTTGGCCTTGGCATCCTCGATCGACTCCAGGAAAGCACCTGGTGCAACCACCTCGTTGTAGCTGTCGACCACGCCGAACACCGAGCCGTAGCCAGAAAAAAGGCCGTCTTCACCGACAGCCTTCACGTCATAGTCGAAAGAGCGGTACTTGACCGCTGCCAGTCGATCCTTGTGTCTCATGGGGTGTTACCTCTTGGCTGATCGTTGAGCCAGTCGAGCAGCGCTGCCTTGGCTTGGTTGGCGCCGCCGGGGTCTTCGCCCAGCTTGTCGATCGGCAGCATGTTGGATTGCACGGTGAGCTTCGAGGCGTTCCCACCCTGAGGAGGCAGGTTCTCTTTGCGGCGGCAGTCGTCCCGGCTGTAGATCCCGTTCTGCGTCATCGAGCTGTAGAAGGCCGCCCGCGCTGCGCTGTCCATGCGAAGCAGCCCTTCCGGGTTGAACTTCACGTAGAAGCGCCGACGCTCGTCTGGGCGCAGCAGGCGCCGGTTTGCACACATCTCGATGCGCTTGATCCAGGGCAGCAGGGTGAAGGACAGGAAGCCAATCATCTGCTGTTCCATGCCGGTGCCCCAGCTGGTTGAGTTCTGCGTGTGCCCGACCATCCACGGCGGCACCCGGAACCAGCGGCAGATTTCCTCGACATTGAAGGCCCTGGTCTGCAGCATCTGGGCATCTTCAGGCGTCATGGAGACCTGCTGGTACTTCATGCCTGCCTCAAGCACCATCGTTTTGCCGTGGTTCGTCGCTCCGGAGAACTGCTTGATCATGTCCTCGCGGATGTCCTTCCGCTGGTCCGGCTTGAGGATCTGGTCCGTAGACAGGACGCCGCCAAGCTTCATGCCGTTGGCGAACATCTTGGCCGCCGACTCATCAGCTGCCATTGCCGAGCCCAGTACTTGCCGCCCGTATGCAAGGGGCGAGAGACCGCACAGCGGGTCCACACCGAAGGCACGCACATGCACCATCTGATCCTCGGTCAGCGTGTGGGGCTTGCCGGAGTTGTCGGTGTAGCGGTACTCGATAGAACCGTCCGCCAAGCGCCGCGGTGGCGACATGTTCTGCGGCAGTAGAAATTCCAGGCTAGTCAGCGACCGGCCGCTCTGGTGGGGTTCGCAGAATGCGTTCCCTTGCAGGAGCAGGCTGGCCATGACGTTTTCCCAGAATTCCACCGGGGTTTGGTCAGCATTCGGCTGCTGGCTGATCACGAAGTTAACAGGGTGCGAGCTGGCCACCACTGGCGCGCCGTTCTTGTCCTCGTACAGGGCGATCGGCAGCGTCGCGATGGTTTCGGCGATCAGCCGCACGCAAGCCCACACAGTCGAAAGCTGGAGAGCCGTTTGCTGGCTGACCACCTTCCCTGATGCCGAGTCGGTGCCGTAGAAGGTGTTCCAGAAGGCGGAGTCGGTGAGGCCTATCTTGCGCCCCGCCCAGCCCGCCAGGCTCGATGCCACTCCCGGCTCGGCCGACTTCACTAGGGCCTGGCCGAGAATCTGAGTGAGTGATTTAGCCACCGATCAACCCCTTGCGAATGAAACCCGCGGCGACCAGAAGCGAGCCGGCCGCAGCCAGCAACGCGTAACCCAGGCCGGCCAGCACGTATACGCCAGCGACGCCCAGCAGCAAGCCGCCGGCAGCAAGCACCAGAAAGATGATCAGGCCAGTTTTCATAGGTTGTCCCATTAGCCAACCACGATAGGGTTGGCGAAAAAGTTGTCGAAGCCGACAGAGCCTTCGGCAGCCAGGCGCAGAACCGATCCAACAGCCATGATCATTGCCACGGCGCCGTCGATCTTGTTGTCTTCGCCCTGCTTGATTGGTCGCACCACGTCATCGTTACCCGGCAGGTTCTTGCCGATGACGTTTCCGATACACCAGGTCATGATCGGATTGCCGTCGTGATGGAAGCGGCCCGCCTCAATGGCTGCCTCCAGCTCCTTCATGCCGTCGGACATGTTGGTGTAATTCTGGGTAATGGTGATTGGGTTGAAGCCCTCGTCGTCCAGGTCATGGCTCAGGCCCGTCGCGCCGTGCGGGTCGATCGGGCTCTCCCTGATCGGTGCCAGCTTGTTGGCTTCCTTCGTGTCCTCGAGGATTTCGCGGTAATCGACCTCGGCGCCTGGCGTGGCCGTCAGGTGCCCGGTGTTGACCCAGGCTTGGAAGCGCTCGGTCATGCGCTTGTTGTCCACGTCGTTGGCAGTGTCTTCCGGTACCCAGAACGCAGGCGCCACGCTGTAGTAGTGGATCTTCCCGTCGATCTCCCGCCAGAACAGCCTGGCCCTGGAGTTCATGTCGAGCTTTCGCGCCAAGTCGAATCCAGCAATCCACTCCTGACCCTCGAACTGGTCGAGGCTGAGCGTCTTGTCCTCGCACGCCTTCCAGCTCTCCATGTTGAAGAAGCCAGACTTCGCGCTGACCCACAGATTGAGGTGCTTGGTCTTGAAGGTGTTGGTGAACCTGGCGGAGCGAATCGCCCGAGCCAGCTGACTCTCCAGATACTCTTGGAATACCGACACCCCCATGCAGGGGTTGGCCTTGGCCAAGTTCTTTGGATCGGTCCAGTCGTCGCCTTCGTCCAGCGTCCAGATGTAGCCGAATAGTTCGTCGTCGGGCACCGTGCCGTTGAGCATCTCGATTACCTGACGCCGCTTGTCGTAGCACGGCCCCTCGATGTTCGCTCCGGCAGTGGTGATGATGAACATCAGCGGCTGTCGGCGTGCGCCCATGCCGGTGAGCATCGTGTCGTACTGGGCTGCGCTGTCGTGCTCGTGGAATTCGTCGATGATCGCGCAGGAAGGCGATGCACCATCGCCAGGGTTGCCGATCAGCGGTTCGAAGCGGCTGCCGTTGGACGGGATGTTCAGATTCGAGGCGTTGACCTCAATGCCTGCCGCCTCGATCAGCATCGGCGACCGGCTGATCATCAGCCGCGCCGGGCGGAACACCTCCCACGCCTGCTTCTCGGTGGTAGCGCCCGAGTAGACCTCGGCGCCGAACTCGTTGTCGGCAGTGAACATGCTGATGCCAACACCAGCGGCGATCACCGACTTACCGTTCTTACGCGGCACCTCCCAGTAGCTTTCGCGGAAGCGCCGATATCCGCCCTTCTTCCTCACCCACCCGAATGTGCAGGCCAGGCCGAACAACTGCCAAGGCTCCAGTGTGATCAGCTGCCGCTTGAACGCCCACTCACCTTTCGTGTGTGGCAGCAGCTGCATCAACCGCAGCTTCTTCTCGGCCTTGGCCGGGTCGAACTTGTAGGGGTAGTTCTTTGAGCGACTGGCGGCTACGTCGTCAAAGTGGCGCTCGATCGCCTGGTGGATGTAGCAACAGGCCGGGAACTTGCCTTTCAGGACGGACCTTGCCCACGCCATCGCCTTGTCGACGTTGGTGTACTTGGTCCTGGCCATTGGTCACTCGAGCAAGCCTGCGAATGGGTTCGTTGTCTTCTGCTTGTTGCCGCCGATGATGCGCGTGCGGCTCGCGGGATCGAGCCCCAGCATCGAACCGAAGGTGACCATCTGGCGCATCGCTTCGTTCGCCGCGGTAAGCGCCGGGTTTTTCACCGGGCCGCCGGTGGCTCCCGCGACCACGATGCCGTGGGTGCGCACCGACTCTTGAGCCAGTCGCCAGTTGCCGTAGGCCGTGCAGAAAGCCTCGACGTTGTGCATGTCAGTGAGCGCGAGCACCTTGGCGCGGAGCAGCTCCGGCACCAGCATTTGCCAAACCCGAGTGGCGTGTTCGCACAACCAATCCGGCGGATCAACGTTGGTCACCAGAGCGAAGTCCGGCTCGTCCGTGTTCAGCTTGCGCTTGCCGGGATTTCCGGCCAGCACCTTCTGGGCCGTGGGTTTTGGGCGACGGCCGGAGCGCCCGGCAACCCCTGGCATCGGCGCCTCCACTAAACTTTATATTTCGCGGGTGTAAAAAAAAGACTGAGGGCGCGGTGTCCGAGCGAAAGGGCCTGAACTTTTGACCCTCCCCCTCCCCGTCAATGAGATTTCGTCCCATCTATGTCGTTTTCGATCATTTTTTGATCGTTTTCGACTCCCGCTGCGTCTTGGCCCTGTGGCAGTCGCGGTTGATCGCCCGCAGGTTGCTGTCGTCATCGGTACCGCCATGGGCAAGCGCCACGATGTGGTCAACCTCATCAGCCTCTCGAATCCTGCCGAGCCTGGCGCAGTCGTCGCACCGACATAGGTACTGGTCACGCTTGAGGATGCGGTCACGCAGCCGGCGCCATGGGCGACCACCTCTACCTGAGCCCTTGCGGGTGGCCCAGGCTTTGGCCTGTTCAGCAGCGAGAGCTGCATGACCATCGCAGTAGCCGTTGGCGTTGCGGTGCAGCGCTCGGCACCCTTGGGCCCGGCACGGCCGCTGCGGCCTCATCGGCATGGCTTGCCATCCATGTAGGTCAGCGGCACTTCGCCAGTGTCGACGCCTTGGTCATCAGCCAGCGCTTCGATCAGTGCGAGCTGGTTCAGCGCGATCTGCTCGAGCAGGCTGGTCTGCTTCCTCTGCTCGGCCAGAATCTGCTCCAGCAATGAGGTCTCTTGCTCGTTCATAGGCAACCCTTGTCCACTTCTTCATCCATTCGCGCCGGGCGGCGCATCCACTACAGGCCATTGCTCACCTCCTATACCAGGTCAGCTGGTAGCGCCGCGCATCGGGCGGTACCTCGGCGATTGGCCAGCGCAGGCAATCCATGTGCTTGCGCTCTGCCCGGGTACGGCTGACCCGAAGCGTCTGCACTAGGTAGGCAGATCCAGCAGCCGTGGTGATGAAGTCGCCGACCGCGATGCCATCGGCACCGTCCACATAGAGCTTGCAGGGGGTGTATGCCGCCCGCGTCCTGGCCATCACTCCGTCCTGCGCAGGCCGACTTGGCTGGCGATATGGGCAGCATGCTCACGCACCTCCAGCACCTGGCCGTCGAACGTGTGAACGATGGCGCAGATGCCGTGCCACTGGGAGCTGGTGCCGGCCTCCTGCACACGGGCAATGGCGGTCGGCGCCAGGAAGTGCTGGCGGCGGTTGATGTCGGTCAGGGTGATCATTGCGGTACCTCGCGCCACGAAACGGCGCATGTCGATGTTGTGGCGCGGATCATTCCGCTTTGCGGGTAGGTAGCTTGAAGTCAGTCACGCGGTCAGCAATGGAGCGGACCTTGTCCACGCCAAGTAGGCCAACCCAGCCACCGACGAAGGCGGCCATGCTTTGCGGTAGACCGAAGAATTCGAAGCCGCTGATCATGGTCAGGGTCAGGGTCAGGCCGCCGCAGATGGCGCCCTCGACCAGCATCTGGCGACGGGTGCCGCCACCGTATGTGATCCGAAGGACTGCCATCGCGCAGGAAAGGCCAGCCGCGTACAGGAGAGGCGAATGCTGGCTCAACCACGCAAGAGCAATCGCCCAGGTGTCTGGTTTGTCTGGCATGTTGGACATACTCGATTCCTCCCGGGGCGGGAGCAGGGTTACTTTGTGGGGTTGACCGCGGCGACCAGCAGGGCATGACCCTTGGTCAGGTCAGTGCGGGCCAGGCTGGCGATGGAGCGATCGACGGCAGAGTGTCCGCTGAGCAGGAAGTCGAGCTCGGACAACCGATCCTTCAGCTCGGCGACCTTCTTCAGGACGCCAGCCTCATACTCGGCAAGAGTCTCGGCGACGATGCGCTGAACGTCCTCCAGGGCCAGGCCGACACCTGCCTGATGGACGCTCGTGGTAAAGGAGGAGAAGGCGGAGAAGGCGCCACCAGAACCCGAGAAGACCGCGCCATACACCGACCCATCGGCATGGAAGAATTCCGGCAGCGAAATACAGACCAGCGTGCTCACCTGCTTGGGCAGCTCGGTGTCGAGCAGCTGGCGGGTCAGGGCCAGGTACTCGCCCGGATCAACCTTGGACAGGCTGGCCAGGCTGGGGCCCAGGCGATCAAGGTTGCCGCCAACGACGGCGTCGATGACGTATTGCTTGAGGCGCTTCGACTCTTCGCACATCTGCTTGCTCCAGGAATGAAAAAGCCCCGGCAGGTGCCGAGGCTTGGAATGAGTGGATATTGGAATGGCTTCATCGAACTAGGCGACCTTCGACGAGTGGATCCAATCGCAAAATGGTGGTATCAAAAAGCGTGGCAATTCGCCACCTAAGAAAAGGTATTAACCATGGTTTGGAAAAGTGACGACAACAAAAAATATCGCGGGAAAATTGACCGCATTTATGTATCGATGACCGAAGAGTGGGAGGTCGAGCATTTCATTGAGCAATACCTGAAGACTCGAAACTACAAACAAAACGATGAGAACCGGAGCCTTGTGGCGCATAAGCTAGAGCATGCTCCAGGGAGCGCGCCCCATAAGCGTGACGATCTGAACGCTTGGCTAGACAAGCAATACGGCAAGGCGTAAATGCAAAAACCCCGGCTAACTGGCCGGGGTTTCTCTGTGCCTCTCCGCCACCGGATGAACTCGATCACCAGATCACTCGGGTCCCCTTCGAGCCCAATCTTCCACTCGGGGCGCTCATCTGCCAGCTGTTGCAGCAGTATCCCAATGGCGTCGAAGTAGGTACCGATGCTCACTCCGGGCGGCGCAGAGACCTTGATCGTGATGTGGTGGAAGCCTCCGGTTGAGATTGGCTCAGCGGGCAGTTGGCTATCGACTTGGCGTTTGAACTCAGCGGCAATACTTGATGCGGTAATTTCCATGCTCGATTCCTTTCCAGCACATAAACAAAAGCCCCGGCTGTTATGGCCAGGGCTTTGCCTCTCAATCCCGGTTACGCGCAGGGATCTGAGGATGGTTGGCAATTTCGCTCATTCGCTCACCATTGTCAACCACTTCAATCGATCAGCTGCTCCCTCTCAAGAATCTCGGTCACATGAATGACCGCGCCCTCCTCCAACTCCTCCAGGCACTTATGGATACCTCGGCGCCATCGGGTGCGGGTTGAATCGGGGCGTGCATCCACGTCCCAGGTGTTCATGTCGTAGAACTCGTCAGGCAGGACAGCAACGTCGGTGGAGCGCTTACCCTGCTTGCCCTTCATCTTCGGGATGAACCACACGGTCGTGGCCTTGTAGACGAACAGGGCCGGTGCCGGCGAGCTAATGCGGGGAATGCTTCGGGCGATTGCACTGACGCGGTTAGCCTTGTGCGTCGAGAACTTGCCCACCAGCACATCCCAGTGCGCCGGGCTCAGCTCTCGGTGCAGAAGCGCGTGTAGGATGCAGTCGTAGTCGAATTGATCCCGAGCCGACAGCAGCGCCCTGAACCCGCCAGTGCGCGGGCCTGAGTCGATCAGCTTCTGCCAGCTCTGCCGGGTGGCGTTGCTGGTGCTGTCCGCCGCCAGCACCCTGACGATCGCCGCCATGACGCCTTGGTAAACTATCGGCTGGAAGTCAGCTAGCATTCTGCGCGGCAGTGCCGCAGTTACATTGCTCATTGTGCGGCACTCCATACGTGCAGAATTTCACCTGGGCGCTGGTCAGTGCGCGCCTCGATCGATACAGCTCGGGACCAGGATCGGTAGGCATCAGCTGGCGAACCTCCAGCACCAGCCCACGGGTGCTGGTCAGATACGCACCGCCAGGTGCCTTTCCTGCAACTCAGCTTCACCTTGGGCAAGCGACCGCTGAAGCCGCTCTTGTGGGATGACAGCCACCCCTGCACTGCCGGCCAGATGATCACCTGCTCGCCTGGTTCGAACTTGTGCTTGTGGCCGTTCGAAACCTCGGCCAGACCGTAATCTTCGTTCGCGACCCATATGGCGAAGCCCGTCGGCGTGTGTGCCAGTTCGTACCCCTTGACGCGCCAGCCCCAGTCACCCGGGTAATCCCGGATCGATGCAGCGATCCGCTCGGCCTCTGGGTAGGACGTTGGCTCAGCGGCCGGGACGATCACCGCGTCGTCGGGCAGGATCATCCCGCCCGTCATCGGTTGCGGTGGTGCCGGCGTGCGGCAAGGCGGCTTGGCGCCAGCCGATTTCCCCCACCAGCGGAAGCGGATCGGTAATGTGAACTTGTTCATTGGCCAGCCCCCTTGTACCGCTGGGCATAGCTGCCCCGCCCCGCCTCGATCTCGTCGTCGCTCGGCATCGAGCCGGAGAGGTTCGCGAAGCGGCCGTACTGGCCCTCCTGTTGCACGATGCAGCTGCCGACGCGGGCATGGCGGCACTTGGTCATCAGGATCTCGGTGAGGCCGTTCTGGCCCTCCTCGCTGTCCATGTCGCGGT